GCTGTTTATGTTGCATTTCTAATATCGCAATTCTGTCACGCTGTGCAACATGGCGCAGTTCGTACTTGGTCAGCTTTTCTTGTTGCTGGCGTAGCATGGCGGCAGCTTTGTCAAATAGCTTATAGTCCGTTGAGTAGTACGGCTCAGTTTCCTGAAGTGCATCAGCTAGTTCATTTGCGTTCATGTTGTGCCTTTTTGCGCTGTTCTTCCAACTCAGGCAAAGTGGGTATGCCTTTTCTAAAAATGGCGTCCCAGTTAGCCTCAAACTGTTCTCTATTCTGTGGAGGGATTTGTTTATCCCCTTTGCCACCATCGTGGTTTGCCATACTATCTCCTAAACTGCGGTATTGGTTTACGTCTACCATACTTTAAACGAATTCTAAGTGCCTGTAAAGTTCCAATTACTCTGTTACGCCAACCTTGGTGAGCGCGACGAATCATTTGCATTCTTGTGCGTTTAGCTTTGTTAATTCGTTTACTAAAAAACACAGTGCGCCGTTTGCCTACGCTACCAAAAATGGTAGTAAAAAAAGTGCGCGGTGTGCTTTTACGAAAATTAAGCCGCTTCACTTTTTGCTTTCTTGAGTTTTTTAATTTCTGCCATCATTTTCTTAGCGTCTTTCTCCATCTCATCGATGATAGTTGCCATCGCTTTGATCATGGTCTGGCAGGTATCAAACCCAAGCTCAAACATCTCTTGATCGGTATACACTCGCATATTGACTTTATGCGAGTCTTTCCAATTTTTATATGCGGTTTTTGCGTCCATTAAAATATACTTTCATTGTGCATTACGTTTTCATCAATGTACTTCTGTGCCTTCTCGTTTAGTTTTACACCAAGATAGACATGACTGCGACTACCCTTGGTTCTATCTAAAGCGGTTTGAATAGCATACTCCTGAGTTGCAGCAAGGAACCTGCGCTTAAATGCCAGCTCTGTGCCATATGGGATATTCTTTCTTGTAGCCCAATGTTTGTAGCAAGCAAAAACTTCGTCCTTGTTTACCTTAGCCTCGGGTTCAAATATCAATGCCTCGTCTACAAACGAACCGATTGGATTACCAAGTTCAGACATCAGCTCCAATAAGTCTTTGCCAGACTGCGGCTGTAAGAAATGACCGCCTCGAGCCAGTCTGCGCTCTAAGCCTTCCATCGCCCAGTTAAAGATGCCGGATAACTCTTTGGATAACTTGTGTGACAGGTCGGTATCTTCTTTGTCATAAAATGATTTAGTCATCTTAAGCACAATCATACGACCCGTGAGCGCGTTGGAGTTCTCAGTTAGTTGTAGTGCTTCGTTGCTATATATAACAATACGAGTAGGCAGGTAACCATTCCAAGCTTCTTTGTTCTTTCGGTTGACCGTAATAGTGTCTCCACCAACAATACGGAGAAGCTGAGAAACCACAGCACTGCGGTTACGCTCAGGAGCGCGCGCATCAGTAAAGGAAGCCAAAAGTTTACCAAGCCAAGGTTGTAGTCCAAAGGAATCACAAAGTTCTCCTAGTTCTGGTGCGACTGTATTGTGTTGTCCTAATAGGTCAACTAGCACCTTGTTAATCGTTCCTTTGCCAGAACGACGTGGGCCAATCAGGTTAAAGAACTTCTGCTGACGAGTATCTCCGCTGATGATATACCCGAACATTTCTTGCAATGTGTCTTTGGATTCTTGATCTTCTGGCCATACAGAGTTTAAAAAGTTGTGCCATGTTGGGCACTGTGCCTGCTCATCATAATCAAACGGCAATGAGTTCTGGGTAAAGAAACCCAATGAGTGCGGTATCAATACGCGGTCTTCTAAATGAAAGATGCCGTTAGCCAAACTGATCAGTTTAGAAGCATCGGGTTTATTGAACCGATACTCTTCTAACCAAATCGGTGGGCGCGTGTTCTGATGATTCTGTAAGTGCACGATAGACTTAACGGCATCAATCGCGGCAGAGACAGAAGCTGGCGCAGGGTTAAATGGAGCTAACTCACCCTTCTTGGCAGTCTTCTTGCACCGGTCTAAAAACTTATACAGAGCTGAGCGAATAGTCGCTTCTTCAATGATCTCGTAGTGCGTTTTAGAATGCACGAAAAAGTCATCGGCATAATGTACTAAGCTGTAACCTTCTTCCGTTGTGTAGGAGTTGTCGAGAAAGGTACGGGCGTGGTTCATCGCACCTTGATCAAGAATGATCTCACCGCGATCTAATGCTTCTTGCCTTTTCTGTTGGTTGATCTTAAAGATCAGTGAGCGCAGAGTCGCGCCTGATCCTTTAAACGTCTGCCACTTTTTATCGCACTGGTGCGGTGTGTAGTTAGCAACCGACCCATCACCATACGACCATCTATCCCACAGCTCTAGCGCCTCATAGTCGCCTCCAAACTGGTGGTGTAATGCCATACCGACTGAGAGCCAATCTGTGTAGCCACAGTGCGGATCCATGTTCTCCAAAATCTCTGTCTCGACTCTGTGGATGTCATAGTTTGGAACGGGTGGTGTGTAGTCTGCAAACGCGTCACCGGTTCTTCTAATCTCGCGCTCAGGAATGACGGCAGTCAAGTCTTGCTCGCTCTCAGGGATACTGCCTGAGATAATGTGCCCAGTTACTGTGAAGTATCTGCCTTTGGGGTAGAACTCCAAACCCTTGTCATGGTCAACGTGGGCAGCTTGCATAAGGGCGCGGGTGAAAATCTTGACCCCTGTACCTGATGGGCTGATTTCCATATAGCCCTGAACCGAGTTGGCAATATGCTGCAGTGCAGCATCGGTGAAAACGCCCTCAAGATGGTCATAACAATCATCAAGGTCGATTCCGACTAGGTTATCGTCGTCATTGAAAACAAACCCCACTCCATCAAAACGGTGGTTGTTGGTTTCATAAGCAGCTTGGACTGTCAAAAAGTCTGACCAAGTTGTCTCGTCTGTTGAGGAAGCTGGTTGCCCGTTTGCCTGTGTGGGGAGTTTTGACCAGCGCTTAGTGTTTTCATCACCAATCTCTACAAATCGCCATAATACCCACCTAGGAGTGCGTTTTAGCTGCATTGGGATGTTGTCAAAGAGAACTGGGAGGGAGTTTGGTTTGGTATTTATCATCTTCATTCAGTAATACTAATGCAAAAATGGCTTTTTATATACATATCTTTTTGTTATATATACATTACCAAAAGTTTAAATTGTCAGGGTTGTCAGGGTATGGTCTAAAAATTGTCAGGGTATAGATGATAATCATTCTTATTTGAGTACCAAGAATCAATAACTTACAAACAAATTGTCATAGTAGTCATAGTAGTCACCCTCTAAACGTATTATTTTTATTATTTTTAAAAAAGAAAATAAATTTATACGGAGTAAAGTGATTTAGACCCTGACTACTGTGACTACTGTGACAAAATCTCCTTGGCTTTGTTCACAAACCGTTCTACGTTAACATTTTCCCTTACTTCAAACAGGTGATAGGTGGTGTCATCGTAGTTTGTACCGATGCCATATGACATAGGGCGGTTTGGAAGGTTCCATTTGGCTACCTCAAAATCTTTGACCGGAAGTAAGTGGACGGGAAAACCGCGATAGTTCCAGCTATCGGTCAGCATTTGAGCCACATCGCCATCGTAAGTGGCTTTGCATGATGGTTTACCCACAGCTCGCCAAATCCGTCTTGGGATACAAATAAAGGAAGGCGCGGCAAACAGCCTAGAAGGGTCAAGGTGGTTCGATGCCTGCTCGTTGCCTATTAGGCTACCACCAGCTGCCATAGTGATACAGTGATTGATCTTTTGGGCATTTAACGGAATACAGTCAATATCAAAAAATACCAGTACATCAAGATCATCTCGAGAGTTGAGAACCCAATCCATCCACTCGCCATGATCTAGTCCGTGGATCTTGTGCTGAACCATTGGAATGCCAAAGTGATCCATGACTTTCTTTTGATAATCTACCACTCTGGGGTCGATGTTATCCCAGTATAGTGAAAATATGCCGGCTCTTAGTTCCATTATCCTGCCACCTCGTAGCCAAGTTGACGAACCATCTTGTATGACCATTTACGAAAGAACTCACGATGCTCTGAGTCTTGTGGATCATTCTCGTCCCAGACCGATTGGACAACAAACGACCCGGCATGATCATAAAACTCAATATGGGTTAAGTTGCCATCTTTATCATATACATCCGTTGGTATTACATTCATTTGCGATCGCTCCTCATCAGTTGTCCACTAAATATGTATGTACCAGTATGGGTAAGTTGTGCCCATGGTGCTGCATGAATTTTAAACCCATTTGCGCGGGCTAAGTCACAGAAATGATAGTCTTCTGACATATAACGATTATCAGCCGGTGATATAGATGTATCAAACATATTGGCAATCAAAGTACCAACATCTTTTGGATTTACTACGGTAAACATATCGTTGGAGTAATGGGGAACGACCTCTTTAATTTTCGCTATGACATCGCGCTTAATTAACATAAACCCCGTACCGCCTTTCTCAATCTCAATAGGCTGATCAATGCGTCCTGTGGCATCTTTTTTGTCAATTGTGTTGACTACGAACGAGCCTGTGTAGTTATGCAGCTCTTCCGCTGCAACACCACGACTAACGGCTGCGTGAACTTCATGCCAGTTAATTTCTTTCTTTGGATAAATACCACAAATAACATCCACATCCGCTCTAACCATCTGCACAATGTCGTATGGGCGCCAACCAATGTCTGCATCAATAAACATCAGATGGGTGCAGTCACTGGCCAAAAAGTCATGTGCCATACGGTTACGGGCGCGGGTAATTAAACTTTCATTTAACATCATGGAATAATTCATATCAATTCCATTTTGATTGAGAGCTGGTGCCGTTGCACATAAGTTAATAGCGTATGTACCCGTACACATTCCGCCATACATCGGTGTTGCAATAAATAGTCTTGGTTTTACAGACTTCTGTTTTTTGTCCATGGATAATTTCCTTGATAGTGTTGTAATGTTGCTTTGTTTCCTTGGCGGTGCATCTCTTCATGGTGCGGTCTAACGCGATAATTGATTGTATGCTCGCCATTACAATCAAACTCTGGTAAAGCTTTTTCCATCGCACCATAAAATAGGCGATCCATATAAAACGAATCACCAAAGAACTGGTAAGAATGGCGCATCAAATATTTGCGTTTAAAGCAATAGCAATTGGTATCTACAAAATGGTGATGCGGTGCAAATACTGAAGGCCACTTGCCTAAGCTTTCACAATTATCTGCAATTACAAAATTACCATCTTGCCCAACAATATTGCGTAAACTGTATGCCCATTGTAAATCTTTTTGTTCAATAAAGTTAACCAATTTTTCTACATGATCGGGCTCAAACCAATTATCTTCGTCAAGAAACAAAATGTAATCAGCGTCCGTTAACATTGGAAAAGCAGCATAAATACGGTGTCCATTGTAGCCATCATGTCCAGTATTCTCATTAAGCAAAATGGTGCGTCCGTTACCATATACTTTAAATTCGTTGTCAACGCGCCCATCACAAACAATTAAATGTTCTGTCGGCATAGTTTGATCGCGCACACTGTCAATCGCCTGTTGCACATGTTTAGTGCCAATTGTTGGGGTTATAACTTGAATACGCATTATTCCCCCAACTTATCTGCGCTATCTTGTAATCGGGTCTTGCGTTCTTCCCAATTATCTTGCACTCCATAATCGCCGCGGCTTGCTCTCATACGCTCATTGAACCTAAACTCAGGTTCTACTTTAAGCCATTCTTGAAATGCCTCTTTATACTCCATGTATTCATCGTTGACAACAAACAATGGATGATTCATGCCAGCAATATCTACGCAAGCAAGATAGTCAGAAGAAGGTATCCATTTTGGTTTTGAAATTGAATTGGATTGAGTTCTAACCCCCCTACCTAAGCCCATTTTGTTTCGAGCTCGAATAAAACGATCATAGGCTCTCTGTTGTTCGTCATTTAATTGTAATAATTTAGTCATCTTGATCCTCTGTGTATTTCTCCTGATTGTTGCTATCGATGGATACAGGCTCTTGGTTGATGTATCCCCTGATTTGGTTTATTTTGCCCTCGGACATATCCATTATCTTTGCCAGCTCGGTTGTCGTGGGTTTGCGCCCCATCAATTGGGTTAGGGCTCGCTCGTTGTAATTTAGCTTTTTGACAGCCTCCATAATGTTGATAGGCAAGCGGATAATGTTGGCGGTATTGTCCAACTCTCTTCGCACATCCTTGAGAATGAAGTTTTTAGCGTAGGTTGCGAACCTTGCATTGTTCTTTGGTTTCCATCGTAAAGCTGCCTTGAGCAGCGCCTCGTTGCCCAAGCCAATCATATCTTCCACAGGGACTTTGCCGTGTTGCCATGCCGTCATTTTGCTAACGAGATAAACAACAAAGCGCAAGTTATGGGTGACAAGGGTGTCAACTGCCCCCTCATCACCCATAGCTATGCGCTTGGCTAATTCGTGTTCTTGTTCGGTGGTTAACGGATCAATTCCATAAAGTGACTGTAAATAGTCATCGAGGATGTCATTTTCTCTTATACCCATTGATAAACTCCACCACCCGTAAATGGATGTAATCGGGAATCATCAATGCAACACCTAAAACAAACCATCCTAAACCTCCCAAAGTAAATTGAACTGAGAGGCTATACATTCCGCAGAACATTAAGAAAAATCCTAGACTTGCAAGCATATTAGTCTCCCTGTTGTAATTTTACCACAACTGCGTCAATTTGTTTAATTTCTGTGACGGCAGAGACAATATCGGGATCAACCAACTCCCTAACCAGCTTAGGGCTAATCTGAGCGCGGTCATAGTGCTGGACTTCGGCTATGAATTTTGTTCCTTGATACTTACCAACTCCCCGCGCAATCAGGTCGGCTTTCATTCTGCGAGCTGTGGATTCAAGTGCTTTGATCTGCTGATCAATCGCGCCCAACTCGTCAACGAGGTTATCAGCGTTAAAAAAATCGTCTATTTGTTTAAGGGTTAATTCAGTTAGCATGGACTTCTCCTAAGTATTCAGTATTGGTTTCGATGTCATTAGCACCCATTGGGTCAACTAATTCTTGGTTATACATATTCCACACCATCTCTTCAGCCTCTTCCTTACTACTAGCCTCGACTGTCACGCGGGCGGTGAACTTGGTATAAAGATCAAATTGATATTTCATACTTCCTCCAATTCAATAATAATTTCTGCATCATCATCTTCACTTACATATTCGCGATACTCAGCCATTAGTTCTTTATCGGTCATGTTGTCATAGCCTTTAAAACCAATGCGACAAAGCATCCAACGATATTCCGCGTCACATTCCATAAAATCAAACATAGAGCCTGTAAGGTGCTCGATCATGGTTTCGCGATCAATCTTAATAATTTCAGTCATGTTATTTCTCCAAGTGAATTACTAAATCAACTTTGATTTTATCTAGGTTGTTATCTACCAACCATAGAATCATCTCATCTACATTCTTAAAACTAATAGTGTGCGTCATATTATTCCCAATCATCAACTGAAACCGCAACTTGCTGGATATCACAATTAGGCTTGCGAGAACGGGCTATCTTAACCGCCTCTTTAGCACTACCAGCTTGGACTTCTTCCCAATAGTAATGGATCTCACCTTGTGGGCACAACTCGACAATATAGTAATTGGTCATACATACTCCTTTTCATAGTTCAGTTTAAAAATTGTTGGGTTTACTTTATCAATTTTAACTACTGTAAAATCTTCACCATCATTCAAAACATCTCCAACTTTTAACGCTAAAAATTCATCTTTGTTAAGATAATAATAAATCTTCTCGTCTGCCCACCAATCTCCATCATAAGCTTGTTGTGGTAAATCGTTGGGGACAACTCCAATCAGAACATCATAACCATCTTCATACCATTCGTTGTGTATGGTTGCGTCATAAGCCTCAACAATAAATTCGTTCATACATACTCCTTAATTTCGTTATCAATCCATGCTCTAATCACTTCATCAATATCGTCCGTCTCAGGTGTAATGATTCCGCTTTCAATAATCTGCTTTGCCAACTCAGCAATATGCCATCTACTCTCGGCTCTTGGTGAATCGGATAGCACATCGCCAATCTGCCATGCTACTTCTATGGCTATTTCTAGATGCGTAAAGTTTGTCATACTGTTTCCTTTGGTGGTGTATTAAAACTATTCTTGGTATTTACTCCAAACTCATCATAGGTATCATCTTCACCCAACTCAGGTCGATGATCATCATAGATTTGAAACTCATAGGCATACTCATCACTTGCGCCTGTGCCAACCATTCTAGCCATGCCAATACTATCAACAACTCTTTGGAGCGCATCGCCTAAAGCATTAGGATCATCGGCTGTGATGACTATCTCGAGCTTCATGCCATTACCTCTTTGAAAAAATTTGTGGTTAATCATACATTCTCCTCTATTAAATCAGCTTCTTCACAAACAAATTCGGGATTACGATGAGTGAACGCAATAACACCCGCTTTGTAGTCTTTGTATGCCTTCATTGATGCTTCTTCAGGACTATTTGCCTTGACTTCAACATAGTCCGTTATGGTCATTAACACTTGATACACATTCATGCTATTTCCTTTCAGTTAAACAACAATCACAGTATTGCAAACAACCTACAACTTTTATACTAGGGCAAACCCTAATTTGGTTTTCAATTTGAAACGCATTGAGAAATAACCCCCTCTCAATTTAGTTTCAAAATTCAATCGTATTGAAACATAACCCCCCGCTTTACATAAGTTAGGAAAAACCCTTAGACTTATGTAAGTAAGCACTTACTTACAAAATAAGATAGTAAGCGCTTACTTACTTAGATCAGATTGCCTAAAAAATAGGCAAATCGATTCTAAGCGCATTTATAGGGTTTTAGAGCGCTTTGGCGCTGAAGTGATACCCAAGTATCAAGCAAGCCAAAATAATCGCGCCAAGCCCCTATAATCGAGCCATATTGTCAAAGAGCAAGCAAGCAAAAAGCCCTTGAGATCGCTCTCAATGGGCTCATATACGCGCCAATGCAAAAAGCCAATCACTAGGATTGGCTTTTTGGTTTAGGGCTTACGGGGCTCTAAGTGTTGCGACAATGGGCGCAAATTATGTAATTACCCCATCTTTTATTGCGAGAGCAAATTGGGCATCTTAGTTCTTGAGTTGTCATTGAATAGAGCCCTTATGCGAGTTGGAGATCGGCAATACGATTGAGTTTTGGAAAACACTCACGCGCATAAGCATAATCGCTGATGCACTTGATGTAAGTATCCTCATCAATGTCACCCCCCATGCAAGCATAAGCAATATCAAAGAATGAATCCTCACTGTATCGATCAATAAAATCAAAAATTTGCCCGTATGTGATGTCGCTTGCTTTGAAATATCCGATCATCTCGAACTCATCAAAAATGGCATCGAGATCATCATATACTCGCTCATCAGCATCGCGATAATCGCGCTCTCTTATATTCCCAAGCCATTCCCCATCAAAGTAATCAGCGCGAGAATCCCAATAAGCATGAGAATTATATTTATGGCTTTTGGGCGCATATGCTTGGGGCTTTTCTTTGGCTTGCGCTTTGGCATCTTTCGCGCTTTTATTGGGCTTTTTGCTTGCGCTCTTTGATGCGCTCCAAGCATAAGTATTTGAGAGCCATAATCCCGCCCAATAAACACCCGCTTCGTGATTGATTGTCACCATGCGCCCATCGTTATCCATCAGCACGAATTTATTTGATGCGCCAATATGCTCCCCGACAATTTGAGCGAATGATGGGTGTAAAAAGAAATCAGGATTGTTTTCAAGCATTGGGCGCAAAAAATCGCGTATGTAGTGCCATGTATCGCTTTTCGTGGTGTCTTTGGTATTGCCCGTTGATAAAATGCCATTGTGCATGAGCCATAAATCGAGCCCATGCTCTTTTTGGTTTAGCACTTCGTAAGGGTGACAGTTCTCTAAATCAAAATTGCCATGAGTTCTCATTCGTAAATGGAAAGCGCAATTTTTGCCCTTGATATTGGCATGATAAAACTCAATAAAATCATGCGCTGATTTTGGGAGAATTTTCTTGATGACTAATTCTCCATTGATCTCGCTCATCACGCCCACGCCATCAGAGTTGAATGAGTAAAAATCGGAGAGCCATTCGTTAGATAATACGGGGCTTGTTTTGGATTGGGTGACTAATAAACACATGGTAGATATATCCTTTTAAGTGAGTTGATAAATTTAAACTTCGATTGCTGATGATGCTGATGATTCGATACGGGGATTGGTTTTGACTATTCCCGATTTAGGTAAATTAAAGCCCTTATCGATAAGATACTTACGCAAAAAGCGCGTATCTTTTCGATTTTCAGGGCGCGATATAAACTCTAAAAAATTGGGTGTTGAGAGTTCATTCGAGCCCATGTCACGGGTAAAAAACCAAGTTGAATAAGTGAACTCTAAGCAAGCCATAATGGTTTCGTATTTGAGTGTCCCTTTAAACAATCTAAATTCAATGGTTTTCTCATTCTGAAAATTAAGGGCTTCGTATCGATCAGAATTTAGGTTTTTAAGATAATCGCGCTTTGCTTGGTATCTCCGCGCATCTTTGAGCCAAGATTTATCGCTCTTTTTATCGCGCAATTTTGCGAATGAACTTGCATCTCTCCGCGCAATCGCTTTAATGAGATCGTGATTGGCATCATCATTGATAAAAAATACCATCTTAGCCCCATGCAAAACACTCATGTCCGATTTGCATATATGAATATGCAATCCGCAAGTTCGAGTATCGTGGGATTTTGCGCCCCTAAATGGGCTCTTAAAAAACTCTAATTGCTCCCTATGGACATCGAGCCCCGTATATCCCGTGACAATCTCAAAACCATAATCGAGAGAGCCATCACTCTCCGCGCAAGCATATAAATGCCCTTTATGATTGCCAATGGCATCGAGCAAAACTTCAGCGCGATCTGATCGTGAATAATTATCTTCATTGATCTCCATCTCTAATTCTAAGCCTAGATATATGGGCTTTTTGCGCTGATCGAACTCACTAGGAATATGTCCCAATTTGCGCTTACTTGAGTGATAAGAGCCGATTGGGTAATTGTCCTCCTCCTCCTCATCATACTCATCGGCATCAGCATCATCAAAGGTGACATAAGTATCGCGCGATTCGCTATATGTATATCCATCATTGATGCACGATTCGCAAATACATTGATCGTGATAAGCCCATTGAAAATTATTCTCAAAATCAATGCGATTGCAATCATCACATTCCCGAAAATAATCTCCAAAAATATTCTCCAACACTTCGCGCATATCAAAATTATTGCGAGTCCATCGATAATGGGAGCTATTGACTATTTCAATGGCTTCAGAATCATCATCAGTTAATTTGCATCGAGCCAATGATTCTCCCAATACTTTTAATTGAGTTCTTACCTCTAAAAACCCGCGCGATATTAAGCTATTTCTATTCCATCGATCAGCATGATATAAATATCCGCGAGTATTGCCTTGCATATATAAGCGCATGGATTGAGCCCATGAACTGTCCCGCAATTTATCAGTAGAATACTTTAGTAGATTGCTCATGATTAGATTGCTCCTTTCAATGCTGAGTTGATCTTTTCAATGGCTTGCTCAATCGCGGGCATTGTCCCATCAGTTTTAATGATCTTCATTTGGCTTGGCTTGAGATCATAGGAATACATCATGTCCTCTCGCTCATCGATAATGCACTCATAATCGTAATCTCCGAACTCAGGAGAAAAGCGATCTCCGCGCTCCCATTGGATTGCTATTGTGTAGTAAGTTTTCAAGATAAATCCTTTCAATAAGTGATTGCGAGAACTATTCCCGCCCCCCGATCTTACTATCAAAAATATGGCATTTTGATGCCATCAATCTAGTTGATTACCCTAATACGATTTGAGAGGGCAAAAATCACCCGCAAGCCCTTATGTTTATTGGATTGCTAGAGATCAGCGCGAGTTGATACTTATCCTTGATAAATGTAGAAAATGGCTTATAGCGCGATCTGATGCGAATTAGAGGGATTGGGGAATTAGTGGGAGATCGTGGGATTTATGGGGGATCGATTGCCCGTTGGATTGCGCTATTCGCGCCCCATCTCCAATGAGCCCATCGCGCGCGCATTGAACTGTAAGCCCCCTCCCGCGCCCATCGCGCCCATATTGGCATCATGGCAATATGAGAGCCCCATCTTATGCCCTCATCGCTTATGAGCCCTCTAAGCCAATGCACCATAATGGTGCATTGGGGGAGAGCCCTTGATGGCTCGCGCCCACAATGTAAGTGAGCGCTCACTTCGCGCCCATATACCCATGATGGCAATATGGTTATTGATGTAAGTAAGCGCTCACTCACTTAGGGGTGCTTTTTATATTGCGATGCACCAAATTAGCAGACCCCCCTAGTAGGGTGGGAGGGCCCCACATAGATTGACAGCCCGTTTATTTTTTGTAGTTTGCACAAAACCTTTACCTGCAAAATTTTTTTTTGAAAAATTACAGGAAAAAGCATTTCATAATGTGGGAACCCTGACTACTGTTGCTTTAAGTATTGCTCGTAAGTCCTTGATAGTTCGTTGAGGGTGCGCTTGTAAGTCCTTGATTGTCACAGTAGTCATAGTAGTCACCCTTTATTCTTATTATTTTATTATTTTAAAAAAGAAAAAGATTTATCTTGGGGTAAAAGTGAAATAGACCCTGACTACTGTGACTACCCTGACAATTTTTGGTTTATTTTTTGGATTGGGACGGAAACAGCTATAATTTTGCATTAGTTAGATTATGAGTAAATACGTATACCAAATCCAAGGTGCTCTAGAAAGCGAAGACGGCGTTCTTCGTGGCTTAAGGGTTATGGTTTGCGACCTCTATAACTTTGATTCTGTCGATGTGCCCATCGCTGTATTGGATAAAGAAACCCGCGCGTATCTCAAATACCGCTTAATGGTGACTGAAGCCATCAATATCCAGCAACTGCCCATCAGAATCCAAAACAACATACGAGCGCCGTTAGGGCGCTGGCTGGACCAATGGGTCCTTGATAATTTCCATGGCGATCCTAGCGAACGAAAAAGTATTAACCCTTGATTATTGGAAGTATGCGCATACTTTATCCGAAGGCGATTACGTCTTTAACCGTGAAGGCAAGCTAGTACGCATCAAACTCATCCAAAAATACCGAGCCAATGAGTGCTATCAGGTTGTCTTTAACGACCACCTCACTGTCTCTGGTGACAAAAACCTACACTTCCTGCTAGAAAACCCCAAGTACCGCAAACGGCTAAACGAATACAAAGGCAAGCGCCAGTTTTTGCGCCCGTTAAAAGATACTAAGCTGGAAGACTTACTGACTGCCAGCCTTAAAAACAATCATAACCGTTTGGCTTTCTCGGTTCCGTCTACAAAACCATTGGAACTACCGCACCAAACGCTACCTGTCCCACCGTTTTTGTTTGGGTTTTGGTTTTTTAGTCGCCGCTCTACCAAAAAGTTAGCTGCCCCGCGCGGCAAATGGGGAGAAGTCGAACGCCAGTTCAAAGAACATGGATATCAGATTACCGTTGGCAAGAAGATTAACACCGGCGAGCGGGAGTTTTCGGTTTATCCATCAATCGAATCGCAACTCATGCCAGATATTCCTTGGCAAATCCCAAACAACTATCTTTTGGGGTCACATGAACAGCGCCTTGAGTTATTACGCGGAATCTTACACGCAAAAGCTAGGCAGTATTCCGTAAAGCGTGACCGGTTTCGGTTTACATCACAGCACCAACGCATTTTTAATCAAGTGCAGTTTCTTGTGGAATCATTAGGACACAAAACAACTTGCACATTTGACGAAACCAAAGAATATTACACCGTATCATTCAAATCTAGGTTAAAATTACTAGATGAACAAGTATCTCCGCCACTAAAAGTACATAACGATAGGCGATATATAAAACATATTGAACCCATGGGCGAACAGTTGTGCGTCCACATAGAAACTGAAGGAGCTGACAATAGCTTCTTGGTAGGAGCCGGTTTTATTTCATGTCTTTAACACCCAAACAAGAACTTACGCTAAAGAAGTTTGCGGAATCGCATAAGCATTGGCCTAAACCACAGCTTGATGCGGCTATCTGGCAGGTTAGATGGCACTTGCAAGCTTTAGATCACCAACGAGAACCAGAAGATGGAGAGTACGATACGTTTCTTATGCTTGCAGGCCGCGGCTCTGGTAAGACGCACACTGCTAGTCATTGGATTGGTATTCGCGCTTGGAAGTACAACCAGACCCGCTGGCTTGTCACCGCCCCAACCTCTAATGATATCCGTGCAACTTGCTTCGAAGGAGACTCCGGTCTTCTTAATATCATACCCAAGAGCCTTATCCGAGATTACAACAAGTCCCTCTTTGAGATTACCCTCACAAACGGATCTCTTATTCAAGGTATCCCCGCCTCAGAGCCAGAACGATATCGTGGTAAGCAATTCCATGGAGCTTGGTTTGACGAGTTGTGCGCCTTCGAGTATCTTGACGATGCATACGATGGAGTACAGTTCACCCTCCGTCTGCGCGATCCTCGCATTGAGCGCGTCCAGCAAATCATTACCACAACCCCCAAACCAAAAGAACTTATTGTCGACCTTGCCGAAGGAAAAATTGGTGGGGACGTCTACATGGTCAACGCGTCGTCATACGACAATCGGGCGAACCTCTCCGAGACATTTTTCAAACAGCTAGAAACTTACGATGGCACTGACATTGGTCGCCAAGAAATTTATGGTGAGATCCTTGACCCAGAACAAGCAGGTATCATCAAACGCAAACAGTTTCGTATGTGGCCGGCAAACAAGCCAACCCCAGACCTTGAGTATGTTATTGCGTCATACGACCCGGCCACTTCAGAAAAAACTACCAACGACCCCACGGCTTGTACAGTATGGGGTGTGTTTGATACTCCCGACATTGGTGTGGGTATTATTCTCTTGGATGCTTGGGACGGCCACCTTGCCTACCCAGAATTGCGCCGTAAAGTTATCGACGATTACAAAGAAGTGGTCTATGGTGCAGACAATGACTTTGCAAAAGGTCGTAAAGCGGACATGGTGTTAATGGAAGATAAGTCTGCTGGTATCTCATTGATCCAAGAGTTGCAAGGATCAGGCATTGATGTGCGTGGTTACAACCCCGGTCGTGCCGATAAGGTGCAGCGTATTAACATTGTTGCGCCGCTAATTGCCAAAGGTAAAGTCTGGATTCCAGAAGATGCTAAGATCAAAGGCGAGTTCGCAGACTGGGCTAAACGGTTCCTCAGACAAGTCTGTTCGTTCCCAGAAGGTGGTGGGCATGATGACTATGTAGACTCTTTATCACAAGCCTTGCGTGTTTTGCGTGATACTGGCTGGATTCAGCTTGACCCGTTACCTGCCCGCGATTATTCATATGCTGATGATGATTTCCGCAAAAGAACAGCAAATCCGTATGCCCAATAATACGGTTGGGGCGGAAACCCCCATTTATTTGCATTAGTATAAGTAGGAATACGAAAAGCGCCTGCAGCGCCTGTTTGGGCCCTACACCCAATCTAGTTTCCGGCCAATTCAACTTGTAGGGAGTTAACATGAAAAAACCAAAGGGATTTCACAAACATCATATTGTTCCACGACACGCTGGAGGAACTGATGATCCGAGTAATATAATTTATTTAAGCCCAATTGACCATGCGGAAGCGCATCTAAATCTTTTTAAATTATATGGAAACCCAAATGATGCTCACGCGTACAATTTTTTAATAAAAAACATAGACGAAAGCGGAAATTTTATATCAGGTTTTCAAGGAAGAAAACATTCAGATATTTCCAAACAAAAAATGTCAGAAAAAAGAATTGGTCAAAATTCAGGAATAAATAATCCAATGTACGGAAAAACTGGAAAAAATTCGCCAGTTGCAATAGCGATTAAATACAACAACAAGATATTTGAATCAATTTCAGATCTTGCTAAATTTTTAAATAAGCCAAATAAAACTATTTGGAACAGAATAAAAAATAACCCAATTAAATGGGGATACGAGGTATTAGCATAATGGCACAATCGCCACAATTACCCATCTCGCAAGGCGGCAATCTTCCCGGTTTAAACCGTGACGATGATATTAAAGATGACGCTGAGCAAGAAGCGCAAAAAGAGCAGTTCGAGCAAGCACTGGGTTTAGATTCAGACGAAGTAGACCAAGAAGTTATCGAATTAGATGACGGGTCGGTTGTTGTTAACTTTGTGCCAAAAGAAGGCCCACAAAAGAATCCTGAGTTCTATGCCAACTTGGCAGAAGAGCTTGATGAAGACGTCTTGCTCAAACTGGCATATGAGTATCTTGACTACATTGACGTAGACAAAGAAGCCCGTAAGCAACGCGATAAACAATACGAAGAAGGTTTGCGTCGTACTGGTCTAGGTAAAGACGCGCCCGGCGGTGCTGTGTTTGACGGCGCATCTAAAGTGGTGCACCCTGTCATGGCAGAAGCTTGCGTTGACTTTGCGGCATCATCATCCAAAGAATTGCTACCCCCTGAAGGTTTGGTCAAGACCAACATCAAGGGTAATGCTGACTTATTAAAACAAAAAACTGCAGAACGTAAAGCGGAGTTCCTTAACTGGCAACTTACCGAGCAAGTCCAAGAATACCGTGACGAGATGGAGCAGTTGCTCACTCAGTTACCCCTTGGTGGTTCACAGTTTCTTAAATGGCGTTTTGATGAAGAACAAATGCGTCCTACTTGCGAGTGGGTACCAATTGACAACATCATCCTGCCATACTCCTCTACCAATTTCTACACATCGCAACGCGTTACCGAAGTACAAGATATCACCGAAGACATTTATCTTCAGCGTATCGAGCAAGGTATTTACAAAGACATCGAGTCATTCACGACATCTGATGCACCGTTAACTGATCAGACTCGTTCTGAGGAAGCCAATAACAAAATCGAAGGCAAAGAAATGCCATCGAAAAATATTGACAACCTACGCAGAATTTACGAAATCACTTGCTTTATACGTTTAGAGTCAGATCCCGAAACAGAAGGACGCCGCGCACCTTACATCCTCACTATTGATGAGACAACAAGCGAAGTATTATCACTGCGCAGAAATTGGGAATGCAATGACGAAAAGCTCACGAAATTGGATTGGTATGTTGAATTCAAATTCATTCCTTGGCGTGGTGCTTACGCTATTGGTCTCCCCCATCTTATTGGCGGCTTGTCTGCTGCTCTCACTGGCGCTCTACGCGCTCTGCTTGACGCTGCTCATATCAACAACTCTCAGACATTACTTAAACTCAAAACTGGACGCGTGTCTGGACAGTCTGATAGGATTGAACCCACCCAAGTAGTAGAGGTAGAGTCTGGTCCGGGTGTTGATGACATCCGTAAGATTGCAATGGCTATGCCGTTTAATCCACCATCTTCTGTTCTCATGGAATTGTTGGGTTGGTTAACGACTGCAGCTAAAGGCGTTGTCTCTACTTCTGAAGAAAAGATTGGCGAAGCTAACAACAACATGCCTGTTGGTACAGCCCAAGCGCTGATTGAACAGGGCGCCAAAGTATTCTCTAGCATTCATGCACGTTTACATCGTAGCCAAGCTAAGTCTCTTGCTATCGTATCTCGCATCAACCACTGGTACTTGTCTGAGATGGACAACGAGTCTGGTACTGAGATTGAGGTTCGTGACTTTGCCGAAAACAATGACGTACGTCCAGTATCTGATCCAAACATTTTCTCTGAGACACAACGTTTAGCTCAGACACAAGCAATCTTACAGTTAGCCACACAAGCTAACCAAATGCAACCCGGCACGTTTGATATGAGAGCGGTTTACAACCGCATTCTGCAGCAAATGAAAGTGCCAGAGATTGAAGAGATTATGCCTAATCCACAAGGCGCGGCAGAATCTAACCCAGCGTTGGAAAACGTGGCGATGACTATGGGTCGTCCAGCCGCAGCCTACCCGGATCAAGATCATATCGCACATATCAAGGTACACCTTGAGTATGCAAACAATCCTGCCTATGGCGGCAATCCTGTTATTGGACCTGCTTTTGCTCCCCATGCCCTTGATCATATCAAGCAGCATTTAACCTTACACTACTTACAGTCTATGCGCTCTTATGTGGCGCAGGCATCTGGTGGACGCGATGTATTAGAGTTGCACACTGAGAAGCCATTAGACCTTGAGGCACAACAAGCGTTGGCACTGGCATCACAATTGGTAGACGAAGACTCCAAGCGCATGATGACGCCGTATGTACAGCAGATTGCACAGTTGGCACAAAAAGTATCACAGATGCAACAGAATCAACAGCAAAATCAACTCATGTCTGATCCTACTGCTGCGGCAATTGTTAAGACTCAAATGGCTGAAACTCAGCGTAAAACCCAAGAGTTCCAAAACAAGATGCAACTTGATGTACAAAAAGCGCAACAAGAGTATCAAGTTAAAGTTGCTGAGCTACAACAGCAAGTTCAAGAGTTACAAGCTAAGTACAGCACCCAAACCAATATCGACAATCAGCGTAATGCTACCGATATTGCGATGGCAAACATTAACAACGCAGCCAAAGAGCGTATTGCAATGATTACCGCTGGCGCTCAGATGGATCAGATGCAAGCTCAGTTAGAAGCTGAACAAGACGCATCTGCTAGAGAAGCCATCATCGCAGCCGAACAAGATATTCGCACTCATGGTTTAGCTGTTCAGCAACAAGCGTTTGAGCAACAAGCCGCTCAAGTCCAACAAGCCATTGAAGCACAAAACAAAATGGCTCAAGGACAACAACAACTGCAACAAGACATGCAGCAACATCAACAACAATTAGCGCAAGCTGATCAGCAGCACCAGCAACAATTGCAACAAGCACAGCAGCAACAAGAAGTACAACAACCACCCACTGAGGAACAATAATGGCAAAAGATGAATTAGGTTTTCGTCAAACCTACAAACAAATGGGCAAGCAAAGCTCTGGCGGCGGTCCTGATGCTAAGTTAGATCAAGGCGACTCAGGTTCACATCGTGACAATAATTGGAAGATTGGCGCAGCGCAAGCTAAGATGGCTAAACCTTCTAAAGTTGGCCCAGATAAGAACCTAAACGAAATCGGCGGCGGAAACTTTTATTAATATTTGGGGCGGAATGCTCCAAATGTTTGCATTAGTAAGAATATGAAGGACATACTAAGCGAAATTCTGGATAGAATTAAAATCGCAGAAAAAGAAATGACGGAGGCAATAGCTTCCGCCGTTAATGTACATAGCTTTGATGCTTATCAAAGACTTGTAGGTAAACGAGAGGGTTTGTCCGATGCTCTTTCGATTATTGATAACATACTATCAGAGGACGACGAAGAAGATCTGTAAAGATCGCAGGAGGCAGCCGAATGGCGGCATTTGATTTAAACCAAAAAGACGAACCAGATTTACGCACGGAGTTGGAGTGTTTTCCTGAAGTAGATCCCGGAGTCGATGTAGCTGGAGATCGAGTATTGGTGCAGTTACGCCGAGAAAAGACCACTAGCAAAGGCGGAATCATCCTAGTTGATGAAACCAAACAAACCTTACGTTTTAACGAGACTGTAGCTAAAGTAATCCAGATTGGACCACTTGCATATAAGTCACCCGATACCTTAGAGCCTTGGATTGAAGGCCCATGGTGCAAAGTTGGTGATTTGGTAAGAACCATCAAG